CTTGAACTCCTGGTCCCACTCTTCCGGCGAAATCGGATGCAGGAAATACGGCAGGTTGTTCTGCTGAAAGAACAGATCGTACGGCCGCAGGTAGTTCAGCGGCAACGTGAACGGTCCGTAGTTGTTCGCCTGCACGGTGATGAATTCGGTGACCCGGTTGATCTTCAGGTCACGATGCAGCCAGAGGTCCTCCAGGACCATGTTCAGATAGACGCCGCCCTGCGACAGCCAGCCCGGCGCCTTTGCGATCGCGCATGCACGCGCGACGATCTGTTGGGCCTGGAGGTAGGCCATTTCATACCCCTGCGCGCGCGGCCGCGATCTTCTTGCGCGCCTTTTCGAGCTCGGCTTCGATGCCTTTCAGTTGCTGCGGCGCGTTCTTCAGGTTCGCCTGATCCTGGCTCGACAGCGCTTTCGCGCCCGATCTGCCGGCTGCCTTCGCTTTCTGCCGCTCGAGCAGATCGGCGTACGCGCGCTCGATGTCATCGCGTGCCTTCTCGTACTGCTCGATGTGGGCTTCGAGAACCGGGATCTCGAGCATGCGTTGTTGACGCTGGAGCGCCTCACGCACGGTATCCATCCGAGCGTCGAGTGACGCCTTGTCCTCGCCCTCGACCAGATAACCGCTGGCCGAGAGTTGCGCCTGGTTCGGCGCGGGGAGAGTGATCGAGAAGTTGCCGATCACCGTTGCAGCCGTGACTTCCTGAGAGGCTTGCGACATGGTCTTCCTTTCGTGGGTGGGGAATTACGATCGTGCCCAGGCCGGCACGGGGCCGCCTCCGAGCACCTTGTTCTGCGCCTGCCGGTACGGGTTGAACGCGTGGCCGTTGATGTCGTTCTCGTGCACCCAGGTGCGAGCGACCATTTCCTTGATCGAACGCAGAGTGTCCGTGTCGAACTTGTACGTGTGCCCGTGCAGGTAAGGCGTGCCGTTGATCTTCAGGTGTTCGCCGCCGCACGGCGCGAGATCGATGCGGTACCACCAGAGATCCGTCTCACCGTCCTCTGCCTTGCCCGCGAAGCGCTCGACGACGCCCGACGTCAGCAGTGCCGACTGGGCCTGCGCGGAAAGGCGCGCCGATTCTTCCTCCGCGATGTCCTTCGCGGCGCCCAACTTGGCGTTTTCCGCTTCGAGGGCCTTGATGCGCTCGAGCAGTGCTTCGCGGCTTTCGTCGGTCGGTGCGGCACCGCCGAGCAATTCGTCGGCATCAGCCGACCCCGGAGCCGGTTTGCCCGGCTCCTGCGAGTTACGTGCGGCCATCAGTTACTCCTTACGGTGTGGTCACGGTACCGCCCTGGTAACCCGGCGCGAATGCGGAGCCGCATTCCACGCGAGCCAGGAAGGCCGTGTTGAGCAGGATCGAGCCGTAGAAGACCTTCCAGGACACGACCCGGGTCTGATTCAGCGGATCCGACTTGTCGGCGCCGGTCAGGTAGTGGAACTCGGGGTTCTCGAGCAGCACCTGACCGTAGCTGTGGTTGCCGATGAAGATCACCGGGAATACCGACACGCCGGTCGCCGGCGCGGCCGGGGGCGTCTGCGTGACGCCAATGCCGGTCAGCGTGACCGTCTGGTTCGGCTGCAGCTGCGTTGCCTGGCCGGCGAGCACACCAGTCACCGGCACGCCGTTGCCGATTGCCGTCGCGAGGTTGGCCGGATTCGCGGTCGTACCGATGTACACGTTGAACACGTAGTTCGGGAACGACGGCAGCGTCACCGCGATCGAGCCGGTCGGGCCCGTCACGCTGATCGACGACGAAACCTGGTAGATGGTCTGCTCGACCGATGTCAGAGCCGGCGCGGCTGTGACCTGGATGTAGTACGTGCCGGTCGCCAGCTGGCCGCCCGACGTCGACGCGGAGCCGTTGATAGCGGCAGCGCCCGTCCAGTACGGCATCATGTTCGTTTCGCAGAAACGAATGCCGCCGAAGTCGCCGAGCTCGTTGTTGTAGAGCCGGTTGACGTCGCTGTAGGCCCACGCTTGCTGCACCGACGCGTTCTCGCGCATGTCCTGCGCCGAGAACGGGCTGATCAGCGCGACGTAGTGCTGTTTCACGCGCGGCGTCGTCGACGGATCGCGGTATGCGCCCGCCTCGATCATCATGTCTTCGCGTTCATCGCCGTTGAAGCGTGGCACGCCGTAGGCGGCCATCGACGCGAACAGGCGGTTCGATTCGTGCGGCGACATCACGTTGGATGCCGTCAGCGCAGCTCGGTTTGCGGCGCCCCCGGCATAGTTCACCTGCGGTGCGGACAGCAGCGTGTTCAGCGTGTTGCGCTCGAGCGTTTCCGGCATCTGCAGCGACACCAGTTCGCAGGCTTGCTGGAACAGCGGGTGCTTGATCGTGAGGTTCGCCACGTCGGTGATGATGACGCGGTCGCCCCACTGCTGCGCGGTGGCGCTGACCTGTTGAAGCGTCATCGCTTCGCCCGGGGGCGCAACGCCTTCCTGCAGCGGCGCGTACGGCAGTGGCAGGCGCTGGTAGCGCGACGCGGTGTACGTCGTGCCGCGGTTCGTATCGAGCTTCAGCGGCTTGCCGAACTGGTATGCGACCAGCTGGCGTCGCGCGAGCGGCTCGACCTCTTCCTGGATGTACGCTTCGACGTCGGCCGTGAAGCTCGACGACTGGTTCGTCACCCCGGGGAACATGAGGCCCGTCAGGAGGGCCAGAATTTTCGTCAGCATGGTGTCCTCGTGCTGGTCAGATGTTCACGTCGGCCAGACGCGCGGCGCGCTTCTGGTGTTCGGTTTGCCCGCGCGCCGGCGGCACCGTAGAGCGCACGCCCGGCGTCTTGCCGCGCGGAACGTCCGCAGCCGGAGATTTCGCTTTCGCCTTCGGCTTCAGCTTTCCGTCGGCAATGTCCTTGCCGAGCATGTAGTAGTAGACGGCCTCGCGCGAGGCATTACGGCCCGCACGACGCTCTTCCTGTACTGCGGCTTCGACGCGATCGCGATAGCGCGCGCGGTGCGGGTCGCTGGCGATCTTCGACTCGAACAGCGTCTGGTCGCGGAGATCCTGGGCCTGAAACAGCGCGGCTTGCGCGGCCTGTTGGCTCTGGCGCAGCGTGCGGTTCGACTGGATCTGCCAGCGCTCCATCGGATCCAAGTTGGGATCGCGGAGTCGTGCCTCTTCGGCTTCGAAATCGCGATCCGCGACAGGAGCCGCGGGCGCAGCGGATCGCGCCGCATCGACCAAGCGGCCGCGGCGCTCTACTTCTGCCTCCAGCGCGGCGAGACGATCTGCCTCGGACGTCGTGCGTCGAGCGGGCGCCGGCTCGACGAAATCGAACTCGAGGTCGTCTTCCTGAATATCAGCAGCAGCAGGATCGCCAGCACCACCATCAGCGCCGCCAGAACCATCACCACCAACGTCACCGCCCCCAGTATCGCCGCCAGGATCCGAAGGATCAGTGTCGTCGACGCCGGGAAACAGGAAACCGAGAAGTCGCTGAATAAGCTTGCTCATGGCCGCCCTTACGATTGCGTGCCCGTACCGACCGCCTGGAGCGTTGCGGTCGTCGCGCTGGTGATGGTGACGATGAAATCGCGCCAGGTGTTCTGCGCGATCGTCATGGTTCCCCCGAGCGTCCAGCCGGTGTTCGTCGTCACCGTCCAAGCGAATGCACCGCTCGAGCTGTTGAGGATGCGCACCTGGAAGCTGAGGCCGATAGGTGCGTTCTGCACGACGGTCGGAAGCTGCGCGAGCAGCGCGGCGACCGTCGGCAGCTGCGCGTTCGCGCCCGCGCCGAGCGCGCCGGTGAGGTTCAGGAAGTTCTGCGCGGCACCGGCGATCTGCGCGGCACCCAGCGTGAAGCCGGACGTATTCGCTGCGACGTTGTAGCCGGTTTCCTGAAACGGGTTCATGCCGAGAACCGCGTTGGCCAGGCCGATCTGATCGGGCATCGCGCCGTTGTCCGGGATGTTCGGCGGGTTGCCGGCGCCGACCGCCGGGAAGACGAGGGCGACGAGATGGGCCAGGGTGGTTTTGCGCACGATGATCTCCTGATCAGGGTTGTGCGGACAGTACGATTTTTTCCCGCCGGATCAAACGCCCCGCAGCAGGTATGCGGTGAACTGCACGCTCGACCAGTCGAGCGATGCGTTTTGCTGAATCTGTCCGGTCGCGGAAATGACCGGTTCAAAACCGTCGGTAAAACCGTCCGGCACAACGCGCAGCATCACGTCGCCGACGTTCAAACCCACAACGGCTACAGGTCCTGCGCCCGTTCCACCACTGAACGCCGCCTTAACGATCGTGGCCGTGTTGGTGGTCGTGCTCATTAGCGAACCCTCCGCGCCCTGAGGAACCCCACGGCGTTCATCGTGCTGGTTGCAAAATTCGACTGGGCGCCACACCGAACCGTCGTGGTCGCCGAAAGGCTTTCTCGCACGACGGGCGTACTGATGATCTGCTGCGCGCCGGTCGTGAATGCCGCTACCAAGGTCCCGCCCGTACCCACCGTGGTGTTTGGGTTCGTGTTCGCCACCGTATTGATGCCGACCACATATGCGGACACCGTTGTCGATGCATTCGGAACGAACGACACCGTGCACTCCGTATCCCAGTCACCAGCCGTCAGAGACAGTGTCGCTAGGTCGCTGTACGAGCCGTTGGTAAGACCTGTCGACGCGCTCGTCGTCGACTGGTATTCGCCCCAGCTTCCTGCGTTCGCGCTGTCGTTCGTCGTAGTTCCGACGATGCCGGCAGTGCTGGAAGGCGTGATTGCGCCCGTGAAGGTGAGAGCACCCACAGTCGATCCGAATGCCGGATCTGCGCCTGTAGCGCCCACCAGCACTTGACCGGTCGTGCCGACGGCCAGCAGGTTAATTGCACTTGTGCCCTCACCGACCAGGACTCCGTGCGCGGTGAGCGTCTGCCGGCCGGTACCGCCCTGCGCAACAGAGAGCGCAGTTGTCAGGCCGGACAAGCTCGTGATATTGGCGTTCGCACCCGAAGTCGCGATCGAAGAGTTGCACTGGAACCCCGAACCGGTCGTCCACTGAAGCGCTTGCGCGGCGCCGCTGCATCCCGGCACAGTCACCGCGGTGACGTTCGCGGTCCCGCCGGTCGAGTTACCGAGCAACGTATTCGCAGCGATCTGCGCGATGTTCGAAAGCGTGATGCCGTTTGTCAGGCTCTGGAACGAATACGCGCCGGCGCCAGTCCGCGTCAGGAACCCGGTACTCGAGAACCCCGTGATGTTGTCCAGCGACGTGCCGCTCGCCGTCGCGGAATTGGTGCCCCCGGACGACACTGCAAGCGGGTGGGCAGTCAGCGTCGCGATGCCCTGCACCGTCAGGTTGTTGTACGTCGGCGAGGGATACGTCTGCGCGAGTGCGGCCGAACAGATCAGCGCGAGGAGTCCAGAGAAAAGCTTCTTCATGGTTGAACCTGTGCAAGAGTGCCGCCATCGTTCCAAAGTGCCCCGACGGGGAGGCCCGTCATATTGGTCGGCAGGCTGTTGAACCAGGCGAGCATCGCCGCGGCGAACTGAGGGCTCGCGCCGTTGCCCAGAACGTTCAGTGCAGTAGTCACCTGACTGGCGAGCTGGTTGATCGCGGTCTGAATCTCGTTCGGCGGGACGTCCTTCCCTTCCGCCTTGACCTGATATGGCGTGATGAAAAATGCGTCAGCCATGGAGGGCCTCCAGCCTTTCCTGTGAGCTCGGATGCAGCGCGCTTCCCGGGTGCGGGTGCCGGCGCAGGAACATACGCATGCCTGCGACCAGCCCCTGCTCCTTCACATACTGATCAGCCGCCAGCTCCTGCTCGCGCACGCGCGCGAATACCCATTCGGGACGGAAGAACAGTTGCAGCGTCAGTAGCCACCACAGCCGGCGCAATGGATCGCGACGGATCAGGTGCGCACGCTCATGTGCAATCACGGCGTCCTTCTCGATCGCGGACAGCGAGCGGAAGAAAATGCCGGTCTGGATGGTTCCCCACGGCGTGCACCGGGCCACGAAGCGTTTCATGGATCACCCCAGATACTCGAGCGCGATATGAACCGCATATTTCATTGCTCCGGCCGTACCAGACGCATAGTTGCTCGTTTGATACGTAATGTTGGTGCTGGCCTTTGCGTAGATGACTTGCTGCCCCTGCCCGAATGCACCGGGGGCATTTGCCGTATTTGTCGAAGTTACCGTGCCAGCCAAGAGAGCTACGCTGGAATCTTTGTCCGTCCAGCCAATGCCCACGTTAGGCAAAGTGGATGAAGCAGCGTCAGCCGTTGTTTCAACGGCGTAGCACGACACTCGGTACATGCCAGCCCCGTTAGCAGGTACGGCATATAGAGTCGCAGAAGCAATATTCGCGCTTTGATTGACGAGGTTCTGTTGTGCAACCTCGACAGGAATCCCCGTGCCAACCAGAGGAATACCGCTGTATTGAACAAGCGGATTCGTGATCTTGGCGACGGTCGGATTTGGATAGCTACCAGACAGATCTCCGCCAGCAGTACCACCCGGGGTCTGGGGTTGCGTCGATAGTGTGTTCAGCGCCGATTGAGTCTGATTCGACAGACTGATGATTGCCTGCTTCAAAGAAGCAGGATCAGCCATTCCACCGAGAATTTGCAGGATCGACTGAGAAATCTGGAATTGATCGGACATGCTTTACCTCGACACTGCCATTGGAGACGCAATCTGATCCGGATGAATCATGCCGGCCGGTCCTTGCGGCCGAGGCTGGCCAGGCTGCGCGCCGGCGCGCGGCGTGCCGGCAACACCCGGCCCTGCTCCACCAGGTACACCGGGCTGCCCTTGCGGCGGCTTCGGTGCCTGTTGCGCCTGAAGCTTGGCCTGCATGGCCTGCTGATGCTGCTGCACGTGCGCGCGGAACAGCCCAGCCGGATCTCCCGTGAGCTGCGCGGCCTGCAGATGCGCGGCGATGTGCGCGCGGTCGTCATCGGCCTGATGGATCTCAGCCGGGAGACCGTTGTGCATCATCAGGTTCTCGTCCTGTGGATCGAGGTGGAACAGGTTCCGCTCGTCGATCAGGATGCGCGGCGCTACCTCGGGTCCAAAGATCTGCTCCGTGCCGTACTCGAGAATCGGACCGATATTCAGGCGCCGGCCGTCGAGCTGCTGCGGCGGGATGCCGCGCAGGACGTTCATCCACGAGATCATCTGCTGCATGCGCTGCAGGTTCTGTTGGTACGACGTGCCGCACCAGCGGAAGAAGTAGCGCTCTCCGAACGCCTGCGGCGGGATCGTCTGCAGGTTCGCGCGCGCACCGAGCTCGCCGAGCACCTCGACGGTCAGCTCCTTGGTGCGGAACTGCCGATCGAGCTCGAACATCCATTCGAGCAGCGGATTGAGCATCACTTCCTCGTACCGCTTCGCGTTGTCGATGATGTTCGATTCCTGAGACTGCGCCATGGCAGCCATCTGCGCCTGATTCTTCCGGCCGGCCGGCATCTTTCCGAGCATGGCGTCGTTGACGTCCATGGACTCGTTGATTTCCTGCTTGATGCCCTGGCAGAGCATCATCGCGTCCTTGTAGAGAGCTGGGAAGTTCGCGAACTTCGTCTTGTTCGGATCCGTCAGCCACACCGCGGCGAGGCCGACCACCATCGACTGGTAGTTCGGATTCGAAAGCGGGTCCACCATCGTGATCGGCAGCAGGCTGTACTGCGCCGAGTCCTGTCCCATGTTCCAGTAGTCGTTCAGGTTCCACTGCAGGAACTTGACCGGCTCGATTTTCGAGATGCCGAAGAACGAGCCCGTGATGCGCTCGATCGGCGCCGAGATGATCGGCCGCTTTCCCGACCAGAACGGGTTCCGGATGATCCCGAGGATCACGTCCTGGCCGGCGAAGTACACGAAACACGGCTCTTTTCCGTTGCCGAGGTCCAGGTTGGTGTGGACCTCGTAAATCAGCGCGTACTTGAACGTGCCTTCCGTGCGAATGCCGGCGTCGCCGGTGCGCTTCTTCGGCGGTACGTACTTCTCGCGTCCGCCGTCCGGCTTCGCGAGGTTGTCGATCAACTCCTTCGCCGACACGCCGACGAAGATGCCTTCATCGACGAACCGCTCCACAGCGTCGATCGTCAGGCGCAGCCGGATTGCGGTCGCGGTGGCCTTCTCGATGTCGTTGCAGGTCGGCGGATAGACGGCCAGATCCTCGGTGGCGAACTGCACGACGTCCGGCCCTTCGGTCGTGACTTCCTTCTCTTCCTTTTCCCAGTCCCAGTCGTCCTCGTCCGCGGCCAGGTCTTCGATCTCCCCGCCAAGTTCGTGATCTTCGAGGATCGGCGGCTTCTTGATCAGTTCCGTGATCCGGCGCTGCGTGCGTGTCCAGTCGATATAAAGATTCCACTGCCCGGTCACGTCGCCGGCGATCAGGTCCGCGCGCACGACGTCCTTGATTGCGGCCGAGCGGATGTAATGCTCGAGCAGGCTGATCTGCGCGAACGGGATGTTTCCGTCCGGGCCGGTCGCTCCGACGTGCTTGTGGTTCACGGGGAAGAGCTGTGCGATCGTGCGCTTCACGCGCGCATTGACCGCGTTGCGCACTGCGGGGATGTAGCACTGCGAGTTGCCGGAGTACTGCTGGTTCTCGTCCGGCTGAGCGTTGTAGATCGACCAGTACTCGGTGCACCGATCCATCTGCTCTTGCTTGTTCTCGTAGCACTTCGCGATCTTGGGGTACAGCTTCGCCGCTTCGGTGTAGGCGTCGGAATCGGGCTGGTCGGCCCAGTTCTCGATCTCTTCGCCGGTCTTCTCAGCGTCGAGAGCCCGCGCGTCCAGTGTTTCGACCGCGGGCTTGTCGTTCTGCTTGTTCGGCTTCTTCGAGCGGGCCATGGGGGGATTAGCCGATCACCTTGCCGCGGAGCTTGCGCTCGAGCGAAGTGCCGGTGCCGCGATCACGCGGCGTGCGCTTCGGCCGATCATCCACGTTCGGCTTCTTCGCGGTCTTCTCGGCGAAGAAGTCACCGACCGGGCGCGATTCGGAGCGCGTGCCCTGGAATTCGCGGCGCTTCTTCACGATCACAGACCCGGCTTGTGCAGCTTTTCGCGCATCGGGCCGCCCGACATGCGCTCGCCGACCTTCTCGGCCTTGCCGTACGCGCCGCCCTGCTGCTTGCCCTTGTAGAAGTCCGACGGGCGCTGCGACGGCGCCTTGGGCGTGATTTTGCGATCGACTGCCATGTTCATCTCCGCGGCAAAGTGGTCAGGTAGCTCACGCCCTGCGGGTTGACGCCCATGTTCATGCCTTCCGGCAAGACGTCCGCGCGCTGCGAGCAGATCACGTACACGGCCGCTTCGAGCCCCTCGATGAGGGTGCGATGCGGACCAGTCTCGGGGAGGCTACTTTTATTTCCCGCACGGTCCACCGGGTAGCAGTACCCGCCGGCCATGGCGTTCAGCGTGTGCGTGGCGCCGTCCGTGTCGACCTGGAACAGGCGGCGCGCCTTGGCTTCGGTGCGGATCAGCGGCGACAGCGCGCCGCGCGCGACGTTCACGTACGCGCCGCGCATCGGGTGCATGTTCGCCGCGCGCAGCGCCTGCACGATCGGCATGCGCTCGGCCTGGTCGAGCACGTCGGCCGGCAGCCACGCCGTCACGCGTGCGCGCGGAAAGGCGGCGCGCACCAGCTGCGCGACGTCCGGCACCGCCTCCTTGGATGGCACCGGCGAGATCCAGTCCGCGACCACCACGACGCGCTGTCCCTCGATACACACGAGCGCGGCCGTCGTCTCGGTCGCCGTGGCATGGAACGCCAGCGCAAGTGGATGCTGCTGACTCGGCTCGTATTCGCTCACGAGGTTCCACTGTCCGAAGTCCTCATACACGGGCGCGCCCGCGAACACGCGCTGGAAGTACGCGAGCGCGTTCAGGATGTCGCGCCGCCCGCTGGGGAAGTTCAGGATCTCCGCGACCAGCTTCGGGTGTTGCCCCTGGCCGCCGACCAGCACGATGTCGCCGGCCTCGAAAAAGGGCTGCATGCCCATGATGAACTGCGTCTTGTCGCGGTCCTGCGGCGCCGTGAGCGGGCGCAGCGCGAGCGTCACGCCGCGCCGGAGCATTTCCGCGCGCATCGGTTGCAGCAACCACTCGTCGAGCGAGTTCTTCTCGATCGCCACCGCGGCGTTGCCGTAGCGCGCGGAAGTCTTGAACGCGTCGTCGATCACCTCGTCCGGCTTCCAGAACTCGCCCGAGCTCGCATGCACGTAGATCTTCGTGCCCAGACGGCTGACCACCACGCGCCCGGTCCGGTCGCTCTTCTTCACGTCCGTCGTGCGCGCGGGGTCCGTGATCACCACCTTCGGCAGCCACGGCGCGGGGTCGACCGGGCACTCCCGGATATGCTCACCTTCGAACGGTTTGTCCTGACTGCCGATCGCCATGAGCATGTACTCCTGCAGGAACCCGCGCAGCTGCCCGGCACGCTCGGCCTCGTCGCGTTTGCGCCGAATCCATTCCATCGGATACCGTTCCGGCCACGTCGCGCGCGCCTCGGGATCGTCGATATCGCGGTCGCAGATCGGGTAGCGCCGGCTCGTCCAGTCCGAGTTCTCGCGCAGACGCGTGATCATGCAGTCCTCGGCGAGCGGCGTGCCCGTGACGCGGATCTTGCCCTTGACCTTGTCCATGGCCGGCATCAGCTCGAGGTAGAGCTTCTTCATCGTCGCGTCAACGGCCGCCTTCGACTTCACGCGCTCGGCATTCTCCAGGTCGTCGATATACGCGCGATCCGGACGCAGGTCGTGCCACTTGAACCCGCGCCACTCTTCCTCGTAGCCGTGCGCCTCGAGCAGCACGCCGTTGGCGAGCTCCATCTGGTTCTCGTTCCACACGCGACCGGCCTGCTTCAACTTCCCGAAAAGCCCGAGCAGCTTCATGTTGCGCGCGGCTTCAAACTTGATCGCCTCGAGACGCTGGCACGCCTTCGTGTAGGTTTCGCCGAGGATCAGGCAGTAGCCGAAGTTGCCGAAAGCCGCTTCGAGCAGCAAGAACTCTTCCGACAGCGTCGACTTCGCACCCTCGCGGAACATCTCGATCAGCACGAATTCGTCCTGGCTGCGCCAGAGATCCATGATCTCGACGTGGCACGGCGGGGATGCCTGCGGGTGGCGGTGCGCGAACACCATCGCCGAGCCGAGGGCACGGTCGTCGGATATAGCTTTGAGAAGGGCGGCGTCGGTCAGCGACATTTCACGAACTCGCAATTTTTCGCACGTAGAGGTTTTTCCGGTGCGCGGATGGGTGAGGGGGTCTGCAAAATTTCGTCACCCCCGTCCGTGGGGCCTCTAGGGACCCCAAAGTTAGGATTTTGAAAGTATTGGTTGAGAATGACTCTCATTCACACCCCGAACCCTATCGAACCGCCGATAACGCTAATTATGTCAACTCGCCTTGCATCGCACCAACTGAATGGAATCAATGACTTACGGCAATCAGGCGCGGAATAGTGCATTTCGCTGTATTTGTGCACCGCACAAAGTAATGGTACTGAAAGGCAAGTTTCACGTTTGTAATGTGGCGAATGCTTAACGCTGTCAAGGTTTTTGGGCGGCGCACACCACCCTCTTCCTCCATCCCAGCCGGGTCGCCCCGACAGCCCAAGCCACGCGCGCGAACGGCGACAGAACACCATTTTTTCCCGATCCCCATCCGCCTTATCCTCGCGCCCATGCTCTACGCCATCCTCTCTCCCGACCGCGACGCCCCGTGGGGCTACTACGCCTGCGAGCGCGTGCCGACGCTCGAGGAGCTCGCCGACCACATGGCGCGCACCGAGGGCCTGCCCTCGCGCGACGACTGGCTCGAGCGCAATCACGTCGACTTCCTCGGCTGGGCGCCGGTGCACTGAGCGCAGCGCCACGGCCAGCGGCCCCGCACGATCTCGAGCAGCGGCACCTGGTACTCGCGCTTGCACCCCGGGCAGCGGATCGTCCACGGCTTCATCGTGCACCTCGCACCATGGCGTCGATCGTGCGCGCCACCTCCCTGATCGGCATCGGCACGGCGCGCTCCATCACCGGCGGCAACGGCTTGCCTGTCCTCACGAACAGCCTTGGCCGGCGTCCCTGCGCCACGCCTCGGCGATTCACCGTGAGCTCGGCACGGCACACATACCCCTCGGCGCAGAGCAGCTTCAGGTACTTGCACACGCTCGGCAGCAATATCCCCGTCGCATCCGAGATCTGAAGCTCGGTCCTCTTGCCCTCTTCGAGCACTTTGCATATCCGGCGACACATCGTCCCTTCCCTTTCCATTCCACCCAACGAGATCATTTCCATCCCCTGAACGTGCAAAACAATCCGCGTTCAGGCCATCAGCAGAAACCAACCAATTCGCAATTTTTTACGTAGTCCTATCCACTCAGACCGCATCCGGAGCGCCTCAACGCCTCATGCCTATAGGCATTTGAGGCGTTTGAGGCGCTTCACCGGTTTTTGCCTCAGTGCCTCAAATGTCATCTGAGGCACCTTGAGGCACTGAGGCACGCACTTTCCCGTCGAACACGTCAAAAATTTCAAGTTTGTTCGCGCCGGTAATCCACCGCCGCACGTTGTACCGCGCGCGGTGATCCGCCTCGGGTTGCCCTTCGAGCGCCCGGTCGATGACCTTTTCGACCTCGACCCAGCCGTCGTCGGAGAACTCCGCGAGCTCCAGGTAGGCGTCCAGCGCCCGCGCCGCTACCGCGCTGCGCGGCTTCTGCGCCGCTGCTGCGGGCCGCTCGTCGGAGGGAGCCGCGACGGCCGAGTAGACGACCTCCTCGTCCTCGTCCTTGCCGACCTCGACCGACGTCAGCGTGAAGCCGAATTCGGTGCCGTCGATGTCGTCCTTGGCCTTGGTGAGCTTGACGCAGCGCCACGGCGTTTCCAGGTGGCGCGTCACCGACAGCTCGAAGTCCGCGGCGGCGCGTAGCGTCGACGAGCCACGCACGCCCCGCTCGGCGTCCTTGCCCGCGTGGGCGATCACGATTACCATGCAGCCCGTTGCGCGGCCGAGCGCGTGGCAGTTCTCGATGACCTGGCTCATGTCTTTGGCCGAGTTTTCCTCGACGCCCGGGATCGAGCGCGACAGCGTGTCGATGAAGATCACGCCGCGCTCCTTCCGGGCAATCTCGTTGATGTCCTCGGCCGCCTTGACCCAGCCGTTTTTTGCGTACAGGTTGATCGCGCGCTCGCGCGTGTAGAAAGGCACCGCGCCGGTCACGCCGTGATGGCGGGCCCAGGCTTTCACGCGGCGGCGCACGCCGTGCGCGCCCTCGGCCGCGACGTAGAACACCCGGCGCTGCTTGGTCTTGCGACCGCGCCAGCTGCGGCCAAGCGCAAGGTGAAATCCAAGGTCGATCGCCGCGAACGATTTGCCGGCGCCGGGCGCTCCAAACACGATGCCAAAGTCGGCGTCGGGCACCACCCCTTTGATGAGGTCCGGCTTGATCGCCTCTTCGGCGCGCTCGAGCGCCGGCTGGAACGAGTTGATGCGACCTTCCGGCTCGTCCGGCTCCAGCACGTCGAATTCGTCGGCGATCGGTTCTTCCCAGCCGTAGTCGCGCGCGGCGATGTGCAGGATCGAGCGGGCCGTGATCAGCTCGTCGTGGTTGTCGTGGACGTATTGCCACACGCGCGCGTCGAGGAACTGGGCGTCGTATTTCGTCGACCGGGCCGAGAACTCGTGCGCGAGTTGCCGCCCCTCGTCGGATCCCTGCGTCGCATGGTGGATGCCGAAGATGACGTTGCGCCAGCTGTCGTAGTCGAGCTCGAACTCCCCGGAATTGGGAATCGCGTCGAGCGCGGACTTCAGCAGCTGCAGCTCGACCGGCACGTCGGACGACGAAACCGGTTCGCGCGGCTCCGGCGGCGCGAGCGGCACGGCCGGGCTGGCCGGCCACTCCATGCTCGCCGCCCATTCGCGCGGCATGTCGTCGAGCTCGAACGGGTCGAGCGGAACGGAAGCGCCCGCGAGTGGGAGAACGAACATATTGCCGTACCCATCCTCGGGTACGCTGTCCTGCTTCGGGAACACCTCGATCTCGCCGGCCGCGACGCCGGCCGGGCCGTCCGTGAAGCCGGCGGCGGCCAGGGCGGCGCGCATGAAGGTGCGCACGCTGCGCGCATCCTGCGGCGCATCCCAGAGGACATAGACGTGGATCCCCGCGCCGCCCGACGAGCGGAACGGCAGCGGTTTCAGGCCGCGCGCCTCGAGCGCTTGCATCAGCGCCAGCGCAGCGGATTGCATCTCGGGCCACGGCGTCTCGCCGTGGTGGGCGTCCAGATCGAACAGCGCGACGCGCGTCGTGGAAGACCCGGGCTCCATCGGGTAGACACCGTACGCGGGGCCGCCATTCACGTGGCGGGCCAGGCGGTCGGCGGTCAGTGGCGACTTGACGCGGCGCGGGGCGCCCTGGGGGCGCTTAACGCAGCACGTGGATGTACGCACGCGCGAGACGATCGGCGCCAGTGCGCCGACGAGAAGGTTATTGGGCATCGTGACGCGGCTCGTTCAGGTGTTTTGTTTCGCGGCTGAAACACCGCGCGTTCACGACGCCGCCTGCTCGTTGGCGTTGAAGTGCTTTTGCAGCTTCTCCAGCACGAGCACGCCGGGATTCGGGATTCGCCCCTGGGCGAACTTGATCAGCCACCAGTAGGAGATGCCCGTCTCCCGGCTGATACGCGGCCATTCGCCCTTGCGGGCGAGCAATTCGGTTTTCACCACGGTAACGAGGGACATAGCAACTTCCTTGGTATGGGACTTGCTCGAAATCTAGCACTTGATGGCTAGACACTCAAGCAACACATTGCTAGACCCCCCAACTACACTGGTGCAATCATGCTAGATACCAAGAAAATCCTTGCCGACAACCTGACGGAGCTCCTCTCCCGCCGGCCCGATGTTTCACGTTTGAATCTCTCAAAGCAGATTCACGTAGCAGATGGAACACTTGGGCGTATCAAATACGGAACCGGTAACCCAACGGTCGAGATCCTGGAATCGATAGCCAGGTTCTTTAAAATAGAGGCGTGGCAGCTACTGGTCCCTGACTTAGGCGACCGATTACTATCGCCGCCAAGTGAACCCCCGCCCCCGAGTATCGTTAATGAGAAAAACGCGCTGGTGGTCAACGAGGTTCAGGGGCTCGACAGCATCATCGAAAAAGCAGTCGAGAAGGGAGTCGAAACAGCGGTAAAAAAGGTACTGGAAGAGCATCTAAAATGGAGCTCAGAACAGCACAAGACGGGATAAGAGGCCCTCCGCGCAGATCATCGTATTCCCGAAAAACTACAAAGAAAGGGATCGTCTGAAAAATCAGGAGACTCCATGAAAACGATAATCGGGGCTGTGGCAATTGCGATATTGGCCACGGGATGCACACCAGAAGCGCGCCAACGCTTCGCGATGGGGATGGCGAATTACCAAGCGCAAGCGACACCGTACGCGATGCCGGTCGTCAGGCGCCCCACGCAGTGCCGCGAATACTGCTACACCTCCGGACCGAACCGGTACTGCAACTCGCAATGTGATTGAACGAAGAGGCCGCACATCGCGGCCTTTTGCTCGGCCACGCTCTAGCATTTTAGTGCTTGACAAGCAGCATACGGTTGCTAGACTAGCCATGTAGTGCTAGATTCCTTCTACCGAACGGAGCGTGTCATGACCGAAAAGACCATCGTCGCCTTGAAGGGCTTCGACAAAAACCTGAAGTGCCGCGATTTCCAATACGAAGTCGGCAAGACGTATGAACACCAGGGTCGCGTCGAGGCCTGCTCATCGGGCTTCCATGCGTGTGAAAACCCACTCGACACGTGGGCCTACTACCCGGTGCATCAGTCGCGGTTCTGCAAGGTCACGCTGTCGGGCACGTTGAGCCGCGATGGTGACGACAGCAAGATCGCTGCGGCGAAGATCACGCTCGACGCGGAAGTCGGCCTGCCGGGGATCATCACTTCGGCCGTTCGATACATGCTCGACCTTGTGAAGGAAGCTTTCGCGACGCCCTCGACGGTCGATGCGCCTACCGAGGGTGATGAAAGCGGCTACTACGCGCAGATCGGCTCCAGCGGCAACTCCGCGCAGATCGGCTCCAGCGGCAACTCCGCGCAGATCGGCTCCAGCGGCTACTACGCGCAGATCGGCTCCAGCGGCTACTCCGCGCGGATCGGCTCCAGCGGCTACTACGCGCGGATCGGCTCCAGCGGCAACTCCGCGCAGATCGGCTCCAGCGGCAACTCCGCGCAGATCGGCTCCAGCGGCTACTACGCGCGGATCGGCTCCAGCGGCAACTCCGCGCAGATCGGCTCCAGCGGCTACTACGCGCAGATCGGCTCCAGCGGCAACTCCGCGCAGATCGGCTCCAGCGGCAACTCCGCGCAGATCGGCTCCAGCGGCTACTACGCGCGGATCGGCTCCAGCGGCAACTCCGCGCGGATCGGCTCCAGCGGCAACTCCGCGCAGATCGGCTCCAGCGGCAACTCCGCGCAGATCGGCTCCAGCGGCAACTCCGCGCAGATCGGCTCCAGCGGCTACTACGCGCGGATCGGCTCCAGCGGCGACTACGCGCGGATCGGCTCCAGCGGCGACTCCGCGCGGATCGGCTCCAGCGGCGACTACGCGCGGATCGGCTCCAGCGGCGACTCCGCGCGGATCGATGCGACCGGCCCGAACGCCGTGATCGCATGCGCAGGCGTGGGCACGGCTGTGAAGGCTGGCGAGAACGGATCCGTAGCGGCGGCTTACCGCGACGTCGCTGGTCGCGCTCGGTTCGCCGTCGGTTACGTGGGCGAAAACATCGAGGCTGACACCTGGTACCGGGTGGACGAAGCCGGCCAGTTCATCGTCGTTGCGATCGACGAGTGATTTAGTACTACTTACCGGAGATAGACACATGAGTCTGGAATCCGCCCTCGAGGCAAACACTGCAGCCGTGCGCGAACTGATTCGAGTTCTGCACGAAGGCCCGCTTTCCGGGTCGGTTATTGCGAAGGAGGAACTGACCGAAAAAAAGCCAGACACGGTGCCGACTGCGCCTGCGACCTCTGCACCGTCTGGCGAACCGTCTGCACCGACTCCCGGGAAATCCAGCGCCGCGCCCGAGCCGACCGTGCTGCAGCCCTGGGCTGAAGCGTGTGCCGACACGTACGCGAGCCTGAAGGATGGTGACGCGTCGCTCGACAACATCAAGACGGCGATCCTCGCGATCAACTCGAAGATCGACCGCGCACAGGCCAACGCGGTGCTCGGGCGCTTCGGTGCGCAGGCCGTGACGGCGAAGGCCGACAAGCGCGGTCTGGATCCGGAGCAGTACGAGGGCTTCTTCCGGCTCTGCCTTGACGTCCTGTCGGGTCGTGTCGACGCGACTGCATCGCTTCCGACGGAGGCCTGATCATGACCGCCACGGCTGCCGTCGTCGAGGATCAGGAGCACGCGCTCCTGTCCCCTTCGTCGGCTCACACCTGGATCGAATGTGCTGCGTCGACCGCGGCGCAGGTCGGCCAGCCAGACGAGTCGAGCGAATACGCCGACGAGGGCACCGCCGCACACGAGCTGGCGAAGTGGTGCTTGAACGCAGGCGAGGATGCGCACCAGCACATTGGCACGATCATCCCCGTCGGCGGCACGCCGGACGCCCCGCGCCGTACGTTCGAAGTCGACGCCGACATGGCCGATGCTGTCCAGATCTACGTTGACTCGATCCGGGACCGAATCAAGGCGTTTGAGCTCGCCGGCGCAATGGTGACGCTACTCGTCGAGCAGCGCCTGCCGATCGAGCACATAACCGGTGAGCCCGGCGCGCGCGGCACCAGCGACGCGGTACTGATTGCAGCGTGGCCGAATGGACGCTCCGAAGTGGAAATACGCGACCTGAAGTTCGGGCGCGGGGTGAAGGTCGAGGCCGAGCGCAACCCGCAGGCCATGATCTACGCCGATGCGGTGCTCGAAGACCAATCTGACTTCTACGAGTTCGACGCGGTCAACATCGTGATCCACCAGCCACGCATTGACGCCGTGCCCAGCGAATGGCGCACCTCGCAAGACGAGCTGGTCGCGTGGGTCGACGCCACTGCACGCCCCGCGGCGAAGCGAGCGATCGAGATCAAGAATTTCCGGGAGAACGTCGATGACACCTGGCTACCCGAGTGGTTCAACCCCGGCGAAAACCAATGCCGGTTTTGCAAGGCCAAGGCAGTATGCCCGGCCCTCGCGAAGCACGTCGAGGCCACGATCGGCGCGGACTTCGATGCTCTGGCGGACGAGAAGCTCCGACTGGATGGCGGCATGCCGACGGTCGAGGCCGTCGAACTGCTCGATGGCGAAGCGTTGGGCCGAATTTATCCGTCACTTCCCCTGATCGAGCTGTGGGGCAAGGCGGTGCTCGGCCGCATTGAGCACGAGCTGTTCAGCGGGCACGCGGTGCCGGGCGTGAAGCTCGTGGAGGGCCGGCGCGGCGCGCGGCAATGGTCAGACACTGAAGCAGCCGAGAAACTGCTGAAGGGCATGCGCCTGAAGCACGAGCAGATGTACAACTCGAAGCTCATCAGCCCGACCCAGGCCGACAAGCTGCTGTCGAAGGATTCCCCGCGGCGCTGGAAGAAGGTCGAGCAGCTCATCACCCAACGCGACGGCGCGCCGTCCGTCGCTCCCGAGTCCGACAAGCGGCCCGCACTGGTCATCGCGCCGCCCGAAGACGACTTCCAGGCAATTCCCGACGACGGAGACGACCTGTTATGAACGCGAACGATGCCCAGCGCTGGGCCCACAAGGTTTTGCCGGCGGAGGCTGCCGCAGTGCTGATGCGCGCGGCCGCTGCGGCGAAGGAAATCGCAGATCCGACGAAGCGCGCGAACCGGATCGACTCCGCGATCCACATGGTGCGCGCAAACTACCCCGACTACTTCAAGGAGTAACCGCTATGTCAATCGTTCAACTCCAGAACGTCCGTCTGTCGTTTCCGGATCTGTTCACGGCCGTGCAGTACGAAGGCCAGGGCCCATTCTCGTACAAGGCCACCTTCCTGCAACCGGAAGATCAGCCGGTCATGGTGCAGCAGGAGGACAAGTCGTGGAAGAAGACCACAATGGCCAAGGTGATCGAGGCCGTCGCGACCGAAAAGTGGAAGGCCAAGGCGCCGTCGATCCTGAAGCAGATTGAGGGCAACTCGAACAAGTTCTGCTGGATCGACGGCGACGTGAAGGCATACGACGGCTACGAGGGGAACTTCGCACTGTCCGCCTCGCGCGGGGAGGAAAAGGGCCGGCCGCTCGTGATGGACCGCGACAAGTCGCCGCTGTCGAAGGACGACGGCCGGCCGTACGCGGGCTGCTACGTGAACGCGACGGTCGAAATCTGGGCGCAGGACAACAAGTTCGGCAAGGCCGTTCGCGCGACGCTGCGCGGCGTGCAGTTCGTGAAGGACGGCGACGCGTTCACCGCCGGCACGGCGCTCTCGGACGACGACTTCGACACGATCGACGCGCCGGACACCGAAGACGACATCGCGTAGGAGGCGATCGTGGACAAGCTGCTTTGGGCAGTGCTCCTCGCGGTGGTGGCGCTCGGTGGCGCTCACGTCGGCGCGCGGTATCGCGCCGACGAGATCCAGGCGACGTGCGAAGACGACCACGGGCACACGGTCATCAACGGCGCGCCGTACGTGTGCCTGTCGGCTCGCCAGCTCCGGATGCTCAACCAGGCACCCGGTCGGGAGACGTGAAATGGAAGCGGTGGCGGTGCTCCGTTACATCCAGGTCGGCCCGTGCCACACGGGGCTGATCTGGTTCGACACGGAAACGAAGCTGTACCCGATCTTCGAGGCTGGGATCAATCCGAACGAGCCCCAGCCGATGAAGGCGGAGATCGACTACAAGGCCGGCTGGCACAGCCGGTAGCGGAAAGCAGCGGGGCGTCTGATACCAGCCGCAGCCGGCTCTGCGGTACCCCGCCCTGGCTTGCTAATGCGCGTCGCCCGCGATCAGGTTCACGGCGCGCAGGTGCATAAACCGCAGACGCTCAAATCACGCAGCGGAAAGCCAGGGAATGCCGGATTTAGGACTACGTAAAAGGAGGCTGTGGTGGCGCGCTACGAGAACATGCAGGAACGGATCATCGCAAACAGCGTGCTGTCGCCCGATTCGTTCTACAACGGCACGCCGTGCTGGATCTGGACCGGTGCCTACGGCTCCAGCGGCTACGGTACGTTGAATGTCCGCGCACGCACTGGGAAGATCAAGCACCGCGGCGCGCACCGCGAACCCCTGAAGGCCTTCACCGGCCGCAAACTGACCTCGCGCTCAGTCTGCAAGCACCTCTGCAACAACCCGTGCTGCGTGAACTGGGAGCACTTGGCCGGCGGCTCGCAGAAGTCGAACGTCCGTCAGTGCGTCGCGGAAGGTCGCCACTACACCCCGTTTAGGAAGGCGGCATGACTAAGCGCAAACCCGGGTCGACCACGCCGCCCAAAGTTTTCTGGACAGCCGAGCAAATCGAGGTCCTTCGTCAGCGTTATCCGAACGAACGCGCTGAAGTGCTAGCTGCGCTTTTCGACTGCGACGTTCAACGCGTGTACGCGAAAGCAGCGAAGCTCGGGTTGAGTAAGTCAGCCGAATTTTTCGCGAGCGCTGAATCCGGCCGCACTGGTCACGATGATCGCGGCATCGCCGGCCGCTTCGTCAAAGGGATGAAATCCTGGAACAAAGGCGTCAAAGGTTCGACCGGAAATCACCCGAACTGCAGGCGCACGCAGTTCAAAAAAGGCCGGCCGGCGAACGAGACGTTCAACTACGTGCCGATCGGCACGGAAAAGCTCAGTAAGGAAGGCTACCTGCTGCGCAAGGTTACCGACGATCCAACGATCGCTCCCGTGCGCCGCTGGGAAGCTGTGCATCGCCTGGTCTGGGCTGAAGCCAACGGGCCAATCCCCGCCGGATACGTCGTTTGTTTCCTTCCCGGTCGCTTTTCGAATGAGGCGGCCAAGATCACGCCCGATGCGCTGGAACTCGTCCACCGCCGAGATCTCGCAAACCGAAATCACCCGCGAAACAAGGATCCTGAACTGGCCAAGCTGGTTCAGCTCAAAGGCGCGATTACACGCCAGGTCAACCGCATCGCCCGTGAGGCGAAGGAGGCGCAGTCATGAGCAACAACATTACCACGGTGCGTCAGCACCTTCTCGACACGCTGGCCGATCTGCGCAATCGCGAGAACCCGATGGAAATCGATCGCGCGCGCGCGGTTGCCGACGTGGCGCGTGTCCTGGTCGATAGCGCGAAGGTCGAGGTCGATTTCATCAAGGCCACTGGCACGACCGACGCTACGTCAGAATTTCTGCAGCCCGACCAGCCCGAAACCGAGCTGCCGCCCGGTATCACGGGCATCACGCGTCACCGCATTACGGGATGACCGGTCGTGAAGCTCTGGATCGACACCGAGACGTTCTGCGAGACGCCCCTGAAGCACGGCACGCACGCCTACGCCGAAAAGGCGGAGGTGATGATCGTGACGTGGGCGGTCAACGACGGCCCGGTCGGCACATGGGATCGTACGGCGGATCCGCGCATGCCCGACGAGCTCGACTTCGCGATCGACGAGGCCGATGAGTACTGGTGGCAGAACGGCGGCATGTTCGATCGCCCTGTCCTGCTGCACGCCGCGCCCGAGATCTTCGAGCGCATGCCGGCCGAGCGCTGGCGCGACACGATGGTCCAGGCCTATGCGCACTCCCTGCCCGGCTCGCTCGATCTGCTCTGCGATCTGCTGAAGATCCCGGTCGACACGGCGAAGCACAAGGACGGCCAGACCTACATCCAGCTGTTCTGCAAGCCGCGGCCCGCGTACAGCGAACTGCGCCGCGCCACGCGCCTGACCCACCCGAAGGAATGGGCCGGGTTCCTCGCCTACGCCGGCGGTGACATCACGGCGATGCGCGCGGTGCACGAAAAGATGCCGAAATGGAATTACCCGAACCGCGCCGGCGAGCTGGCGCTCTGGCACCTCGACCAGCGGATCAACATGCGCGGCATCCAGATGGATCTGGAACTCGCACGCGCGGCGGTCGCGGCCACCGACCAGGCGAAGAAGGAACTGAAGGCGCGCACGGTCGAGCTGACCGACGGTGAAGTGCAGTCCGCGACGCAGCGCGACAAGATGCTCGAGTACCTGCTCGCCGAGCACGGCGTCGACCTGCCCGACCTGAAGAAGTCGACGCTCGAGCGCCGCATCAACGATCCGGAGCTGCCCGACGCGCTGCGCGAGCTGCTCGTGATCCGCCTCGAAGCGACAATGACCAGCACGTCGAAGTACCAGACGCTGCTGCGCGGCGTATCGAGCGACGGTCGTCTGCGCGGCACGCAGCAGTTCTGCGGCGCCAACCGCACCGGCCGCGTCGCGCACCGCCTATTCCAGCCCGGCAACATGCCGCGCCCGGACGTCGAGCTGATGGCGCGCGAGCTGGGCGTGGCGAAGCTCGCCGACGGTGACGCCGAGCGCTATACCGCGATGGGAATCGCCGCGCTGAAGGCCGGCTGCGCCGACCAGATTTTCACGAACGTGATGGGCCTGACCGCGAACGTCGTGCGTGGCACGATCGTCGCCGCGCCCGGCAAGCGCCTCGTCGTATCCGACCTGTCGAACATCGAAGGCCGCGTCGCCGCGTGGCTCGCAGGCGAGAAGTGGAAGCTGCAGGCGTTCCGCGACTACGACACGATCCTGGGCGTCGACGAGCACGGCAAGGAAATCCGCAAGGGCGTCGACCTGTACATCCAGGCGTACGCGCGATCGTTCGGCGTGTCGGTGGCCAGCGTCACGAAGGCCATGCGCCAGCTCGGCAAGGTGCAGGAGCTGGCGCTCGCGTACGAGGGCGGCGTCGGCGCATTCGTCACGTTCACGATGACCTACAAGATGGAGCTGGAGGCGATCCGCGCCGCCGTGTTCGCCGCGCTCGGCACGATCGATCCCGAAGTCGTGCGTGAGGCGCGCGGCATGTGGGAATGGGCGGTGAAGAAGCACCGCACGCTCGGTCTGCCGCAGGACGTGTTCCTCGCCTGCGACATCCTGAAGCGCCTCTGGCGCCGCGCACATCCGCAGACGTCCAGCTACTGGCCCGAGCTGAAGGACGCCGTCATTCAGGCGATTTGCCACCCCGGCGAGGCTGTTCGCGCGCGGAAGATCGTCATGCGGCGTGACGGGAACTGGCTTCGCGTGCAGCTGCCGTCCGGCCGCCAGCTCTGCTACATCGCGCCGCAAGTCGATGACGCCGGCCAGATCAGCTACATGGGCGTCAACCAGTACAGCCGGAAGTGGCAGCGTGTGAAGACCTACGGCGGGAAGATCTTCGAGAACCTCTGCCAGGCGATCGCGCGCGACGTGCTGTTCTACAACATGCCGCGCGTCGAGGACGCCGGCTACGAGATCGGGCTGTCGATCCACGACGAGCTGATCACCGAAGCGCCCGACACCGACAAATTCAACGACGTCCACCTATCCGAGCTGATTTCCACAGTTCCGGACTGGGCGGACGGCCTGCCCCTCTCTGCCGGCGGATTCACCGGCTATCGCTACCGCAAGGATTGACCATGAAAAACCTGATCCGCTACCTGTTCCTGCGCCGTCGACTGGCCAGCGTCGCCGCGCATCTGGAATCGATCCCGAAAGAGCGCGCGATGCTCGAGCACTCGGAGCGCTTCTACCTACGGCAGGCGGCCGAGCTGCGCCTGCAGCTGCTCAACCTCCAGATTCGCGCGCGCCGTGCGTGAGGCGAACGTCGAGGCCTACTTCGTCGCGCAGGTGAAGGCGCACGGCGGCGAGCAGCGCAAGCTGAAATGGATCGGCCGGCGCCACGGGCCCGACAGGTTCGTGAAATTCCTGGGCGTGCCTGCGGTACTCGTCGAGCTGAAGCGGCCCGGCAAAGCGCCGCGCGAAGGACAGGAGCGCGAGATTGCGCGCCTGCGCGACGTCGGGATGGACGTCCGGGTGATCGACACGAAACAGGGTGTCGACAACTTCATTCGGGACATGACGACATGGAAGAGCTGAAACACGTGCAGGTCGAATGCCTGCTGCGCTGCGCGCAAATCGGCTCCGCGTGCGGATTCATCGCAGTGCTGGTTGCCGGCCGTCTGGCGGGGCTGCTATGACCGACCGGGCCCTGAACCTCAAGGAGGCCGCGGCGCTGCTCGGCATCAGCTACGCGACTGCATACGCGCACCGGAAAGAGCTGGGTTTCTTCCAGATCGGCTCGGTCTGGAGGATCTGGCCGGAAAAATTGAAGCAGGCGACCGAGCGGTACAATTCCGACCGACCGGCGCAGGATAACCAGGAGCATGCATCATGGCGATCCGAAAGCGCAAAGAATCCGACGTCTGGTACCTCGATATCCGCAAACCAGGCGGCGGCCGAATTAGACAGACTACTGGCACGACCGACCGAAAGGAGGCGCAAGAGCTGCACGACAAGGTGAAGCACGAGTTGTGGCGTTCCGCGAAGCTCGGTGAGCGGCCGCGCCGCACCTTCGACGAAATGGCGGTGCGGTTCCTGCAGAAGCACGCGGGCACGACCGACTACCGCAACAAGCTGCTGCACATCGGGCATTGGCGGACGGTGTTCGGCGGGCGGCACATCGACAGCATCACGGCCGACGACATCTACGACAACCTGCCCACGGTGAACCGGCGTACGAAAACGGCACGCACGATCGCCGTCAGCACGCAGAATCTCTACCTAGCGACGTTGCGCGGCATGTTCAACACGGCGGTGCACGAGTGGGAGTGGATCGACAAGGCCCCACGGCTGTCGGAGAAGCCGAAAGGCCCGAAGCGGATTCGCTGGATCACGCGCGAGGAAGCGCAGCAGCTGCTCGGCGCGATCCAGGCCGACTGGCTGCGCGACGTAGCGACCTTCGCGCTGGCCACCGGCCTGCGCCGCGCGAACGTGCTCGGCCTGGAGTGGTCGCAGGTAGATCTGGTGAACCGTCGCGCGTGGATCCACCCGGACCAGGCAAAGGCGCGCAAGCCAATCGGCGTGCCGCTAAACGACGAGGCGGTCGCAGTGATTCGCCGGCAGCTGGGCAAGCACGCCACGCACGTGTTCGTCCGGCGCGGGAAGGTGGTGCAGGCATGGAACAACGAGCAGTGGCAGCGCGCGTGCGCGCGGGCCGGCATCCAGAACTTCCGGTTCCACGATTTGCGGCACACGTGGGCGAGCTGGCACGTGCAGGCCGGCACGCCGCTGAATCGGTTGATGGAGATGGGCGGATGGTCGAAGTACGAGATGGTGCTGCGCTATGCTCACCTCGCGCCCGACCACTTGGCGGCGCACGCCGCAGCGGTCACAATCTGGGCACAGCCCGACGGCGGGTGCAGTGTTGAAACCCCGCACAGCCACGCTGCATAAGGTTGAGCGGGATACGTAGGAATGCAGTAATTAAGGTAGCCTACCGCGTAAGTTTTTCCTCGAAACGCGCTAACTACCTGTTTTTAAACAACTTGCCCTGCGCCGGTCAGAAACAGGGTTTAGCGCATTTTGAAGGAAAACATCATGGTTTCGTTAGAGTGTGGACCCAAAACGGGCACAGTGCGCGCGATGCAGAGCCTGAAGCCGCGTGCGCGGCCGGTTCCCCTGGGCCAGTGGATTGTGCACGCCGGTGGCGTGCAGGCGTTCGGCGCGTCGCTTGACCAGGCGCTGACGTACTGGCAGCGGGCGTACCTGCTTAAGCTGATCGAAGCGCGGCACGCCCGGTCATGAGTCGCCGCGTCTTCGCACCCCACCCGTACCAAGGGCTGATCATCGACCACCAGTCGTGCATCCCGCGCTCGAACGTGTGGGCCGGCATGGGCCTGGGCAAGACGGTCAGCACCCTGACGATGCTCCGCGACGTCTACGACCTCGGCATCGAGACGCAGCCGACGCTGGTCTGCGCACCACTGCGCGTGGCGCAGTCGACCTGGCCGGACGAGTGCGAGAAGTGGGAGCACCTGTCCGGCATGGAGGTCGTGCCGATCCTGGGCGACGCCACCCGGCGCGCGATGCAGCTGCGCCGCGACGCGCCGGTGTTCTCGATCAATTACGAGAACCTGCCCTGGCTGATCGACTGGTTCAAGCACAACCCCCGCCCGTGGCCGTTTGGCATGGTCGTGGCGGACGAATCGACGAAGCTGAAGTCGACGCGGATCTCGAACCAGAGGAGCAAGACCGGTAAGGAATTCCTCCGCAAGGGCGCCGGCGGCAGCGTGCGCGGCGGCGCCCTTGCGCAGGTCGCGCACACGAAGGTGCGGCGCTGGACGAACCTGACCGGCACGCCGTCCCCGAACGGACTGAAGGACCTCTGGGGGCAGCAGTGGTTCGTCGACGGCGGCACGCGGCTTGGACGCTCGTACACGGCGTTCGAATCGCGCTGGTTCCGGCCGATGAAGGGCGACCGCGGCTACCACGCCATGGAGCCGCTCGAGAACGCCCAGGAGCAGATCCAGGCCGCGCTGCGCGACTGCACGATCTCGCTGAACCCGGCCGACTGGTTCGACCTCGAGCAGCCGATCGTGCGCTCGGTCTACGTCGACCTGCCGGCGCGTGCGCGGCGCCTGTACCAGGACATGGAACGCCGCATGTTCATGGAAATCGACGAGAACCCGATCGAGGCGATGAACGCGGCCGCGCGCACGCTGAAGTGCCTGCAGCTCGCCAACGGCGCGGCCTATACCGACGAGAAAGGCAGCTGGACAGACGTTCACGACCTGAAGCTGCAGGCGCTCGAGGACATCGTCGAGGAAGCCGCCGGCATGCCGGTGCTCGTCGCGTACCACTTCAAATCCGACCTCGCCCGGCTGCAGCGTGCGTTCCCGCGCGGGCGGCAGCTCGACCAGAACCCACAGACGCTGCGCGACTGGAACGCTGGAAAGATCCCGGTGATGTTCGCGCACCCGGCCAGCGCCGGTCATGGGCTGAACCTGCAGGACGGCGGCAACATCCTGGCCGTCTTCGGGCACTGGTGGAACCTCGAGGAATACCAGCAAATCATCGAGCGGATCGGTCCGGTCCGTCAGCTGCAGGCCGGTCACAACCGCCCGATGTTTATCTACCACATCGTCGCGCGCGACACCGTCGACGAGGACGTGATGCTGCGCCGCGAAACGAAGCGGGAAGTGCAGGACATCCTGCTCGAATCCATGAAGCGGCGGAGGAAATGACCATGTACAGCGCCGCAGACTGGTTCATCGACGGTTTCGTATTCGGGCTGCTTTTTGGCCCTGTTATCGCCCTTCCGTATCTGTTCGGCTGGGGTCCGGCGGACGGGCTTTTTCACCACTAGGAGATCCACCATGAAATTCCTGATCGCACTTGCTGCTCTGCTCCTGTCGGCCTGCGCGGCCGCGCCCGATCGCTGCGACCGCACCACTGTCGCGAACGCCTGCTACTGGACGCGCGGCGGCGAGCCGAACGCGGCCGGCAACGGCCCGAGCTCCGGCGCGGCCGCGCGCGGCGGCCGTAGCGCCACGTCGGGCGGCATGGGCCACGGCCGGGGCTAAGCGATGAAGCTCTACCGCACGAACAACGTCGTCGCGTCGATCCGCCGCGCGCACGAGGCGTTCACGCACGTGCATGTCCATCGTGCGTACGTGAACGCGCGGCCGATCCTCGTGCGCACCGAAGCGCTGAAGGACCTGCCGATCTTCGCGTGGGCGTCGTGGCAGAAGGAAGCCGCAGCGCAGCTCGCGCGCTGGCGCGAGAACGGTGGCGTGCTGCTCAATCGTGGCAAGGTTACGCCGGTCGTCGGGCCGGCCGACGTGATGGTGTTCTTCGAATGCCCGCTCGAGCTGCGCTATCTCGAGCAGGCCTCGGCCGGCGTCACCGACCAGGTCGTCATTCCGGTAGCGCCGACCTGGCGCCAGCACGAGCTCACGATCGACCTGCGCACACCGTCCGAAATGCAGCTGCGCGCGCTATGGCAGCATTGCCAGGGCCGACGCATGACCGACCAGGAACTGGCCGAAGCCAGCGGCGTGCCGATGCAGCACGTGATGCTGATGCGCCGGTCGTTGGCGCCGCAGGAGGAATGGGATATCCGGCCACGCTTGGCGCCCGAATCCGCGGCGCTGCTGCCGGCATGGAAGTGGGCCGGCGCGGGCCGCGTAGCGTCGAAGCGCGAGGTGCGCGCCGCCGGCCACAAGACGGCGCTGCGCGAAATGAAGCGGCTCGGGCACATCGCGCTGACGAAGTACCTGACCTATCCGACGACCCCACCCGACTGGATCACGCTCGCGGCGAAGCGCCGCAAGGCTATAGAAGATCTAGACCAGATTCGATCGCTGGTTGAATCGCTTCCCGACCATCTTCAAGACGAATGACGGTCTGGCGGATTTCGCGGATGCGCGGCGCATTCGCGTGGTAGAGCTGATTCAACTCGACGAGGGCGTGCTCGACTTCCCGATCGCCCGCCGCGCGCTGCTCACCGCCACGCAGCGCGATCGCAGCCTGCAACTTGACCTTCGCCATCGCCCCGCTGCCGCCGTGGTCCATGGTGGCCAGCTTGTGCAGCTCGTCCAGGCCGACCACTTTGTATGCGCGTGTGCGGTCGCCCACGGCGGCCTCGAACTGCTCGGCGCTCATCCGCGAGTAGGCGGGGTCGACCTTCACTGTCTCGATCGCCGCGGCGAACTGCTGTAGCGCCGGCGATGCGCGCACGTAGCGGTCGAGCTCGATCGGCGTGCAGTCGAGCAGCGACGAGGCGAGGAACAGATCGCCGCACGCTTCCGTCAACGCGTCGCGGATCGAGTTCTCGGTGATCAGGCCGTCGCGCATGGATCGTCGCATGTCAGTAACTCAGTCCTTTCGCGTAGCCCATGGCCTGCAATTCGGGCAGTTGCTTCTTCAGCCGACCCACACCGATGTCGGTGCGGTAGAACGGACTGTTCGGGATCTTCACCTTCTTGATCGCGCTGTATGCCGACCGACGTGCGCCGGTGATCGTCTCTCCAGTGCCCGTCGCAATCAGCACGTAGTCGCCGGCCGTCACCGGTCCCGGCAGCTCGACCACCTTGCCGTTCACCTCGCGCGGCGCCACGCCCATCATCACTTCGGAGAAGTGCAGGTGTTCCATGTCCTCGGCGCCGTAGATCGGGATCCCGCACAGCTCCTTGTTCGTGATCTTCGAGTACGGGAAGTCGGGCAACGCCATCAGCACCGAAATGCACACCTCGTCCATGCGGATCTTCAGCGTGTCGCGACCCTGGATCTTGTCGGCCATCCACTGCGCCGGGTCACCCTCGATCAGTGCGGTCAGGTTGTGACGGATCGGCCAGCCGTCGCGCATCGTCCATTCAAGCGGATACGGGCCCTTCCCGTCGGTCGGGATCATGCAGTTCACGTCGACGTAGCCGACGTACCCGATCCGCTTCAGATGTTCGGTGGCCGGCTTCAGCACCTCGTCGGCGAGTTTCGACTGTCGGACGACGCGCACCGTGGTGCCCATCTCCCCGGTGTTCACGCCCAGGTCGCCGTTCATCAGCTTCTTGTTTTCCCAGTTCTCGACCCAGCCGCGCGACCAACCGTCCGGGCCGAAGAACCCGCCCACGGCCATTTCGATGCCGCTGATCTTCTCCTGCAGGATGAAGCCATCCTTGCGCGCCGCCGAGCGGTACTTGTCGATCTTGTTCCAGCGCCCCAGCATGTAGACCATGTCGGCTGCGCTGTCGGCGACGTAGGACATCGCGCGCTCCCCATCTCCCGACGGCTTCGAAACGAATGCTTTGCCCTGCTTCTTCACGTAGGCGATCGCAGATTCATAGTCGTGGAACGTCTTGCCGGGGATGATGCGCATCCCGCACTCTTCCATGACTTTCTGCCCGACCTCGCGATCGAGTTCCCACTCGACGGCCGCCAGGTTGCAGCCGTAGATCGGGTACCCGATTCGACGGTATGGCTCTAGCATCTCGAGGTAGCTCACGTTGTCGGGCGTATAGATGAGATCGGCCCAGCCGAGCCACTTTCGGCGCAGTTCGTCGTAGTCGCGGATCTTCGGCACGATCCCTTCGCCCGCATGACGGTCGGTACCGTCCGGGCGCGGCTTGTCGTACCAGAGCACCTGATGCCCCCACTCCTGGCAGCGCATCAACCAGTCGAGGCAGTTCGAACCGACGTCGATTGCGAGGATTCTCATGGGGCGGGCGGTCGCTGGAGGAGTTGTTCGGTGATGGCGGGACCGGCGCGGTTGTACAGATTCGCGGCCGCCCAAGGCACCGCGGCAGCGGCCGGATTGACCCCGAAGCCCGCGCCGCCGAGCAGACCCGCCACGATGCCGCGCTCGGCCGTGTTCGACGTGCCGGGCTCGCGCAGAAACAGCGAACCGATGTCCGCCAGCTTGCCCAGTTCGCCGCCCTGACCCATCGCCATCGCACGCTTGCCATACGCATTCGATGTGACGGCACCCATCAGCGCCTTGGGGCTGATGTTGCCGCCGGGCGACTTTGCTACGAGCGGCTCGATCGTCTTCCCGATCGCATACTGCCGGCGTGCGGCCGCATAGCGCGCCGCTTCATCGGCCGACAGCTGCGGCAGGAAAGCATCCTCGATTTCGCCCTGCAGGTCGCTAAGCGCGTGCCGCAGATCGCCGTTCGACGTGCTTCGGATAGTGGCCTTCAGCTTCGTCAGGAACGGCCGCAGCTTCGCCCCATCGAGCTGACGTGCCGCCGACGTCGCGCCACCGCCGGAGAGTTTCTGACGCGGGCCGGCGAGCGCCTCCAGATCGTCGATGTACCCCTGCACGACGCCCTGCACTTCCGGCAGCTGGTTGCCCTTCGCACGCTGAAGCCGGTTCAGGAATGCATTGTCGACTGGGATGCTGTGCGCAGCCGTGATCGCATCGATCTCGGTCCCCGACTTCTTCATCGCGTTGGCGTACACCTGGCGCGTCAGCTTGTCGCCCTCACCGCCGATCGCCTGAATCAGGCGCTGATTGAACACACGCTGGTTCGCGCCGGACGTCTCACCGGAGAACGGCACGTCAGACGACAGCTGCCCTGCGATTCGCCCGAATTTGTTCTCGTACATCTGGTCCGGCCGGAAGCGGAAGCCCATTTCGTGCGCCTCTCGCGCGAGCCGCAGCGTCTCCGGATCGACTTCGGGCAGCGCTCGAGCAGTGGCACGCGCCGCGCCGCGTCCGACGGCATTCGCGCCAGCGCGCGCCGCGCCGGCCGCACCCTCACCGGTGGCCAGCACGCCCCGCGGCACTTCCGGAATCCGCGCGATCATCGGCGACTCGACCGGCATGCCCTGCAGAGCGTGCATCAGCCCGGAATTGCCGAGCGCTTCGACGTCGCTTCGGCCGGCCTCGGTGCGCGGCTGGTACGTCAGCTTGCTGGCGAGCGCGGCGCCCGCTTTCTCACCTTCCTCGATGCCCTGCTGCGTGCCGTACTTGCCACTCGTGAGCGTCTTGCCAATGCCGTACGCAGCGCCCACGGGAGCGGCCAGCGCGCCGGTCGCGGCCGACAGTCCGGCCTCGCCGAGCCCGACTGCGCTCTTGCCCAGGCCGAGCAGGCGCTCTGCGATAGTATCGGCGTGCTGCGGCGTCAAGCCCGTTGCCGGGCTATCAGGCGGTAGACGGTCGAGAGGCGCGACAGGGCCGCGCGACGCTGCCGGTGCAGCGACACCAGTTGCACCGAGACGCTGTTGGAGGATCGAAAACGCTTGCTCCTTGGTAGCGCCATCAGGACCCTGCACGTCATAGGTTTTCCCTTCCGGAGAGGTGAAAGTGAAAGTAGGCATCAGTGCTCCTTAACCGACCAACCAGCCGGCAGTCCGGTAGATGCGGAACCTTCACCTCGGCCTGAAATTCGGGCCTTCTGCTGAGCCTGCACTTCAGTCGGAGCCTGACGCGCCGCCGACATTTCCTTTTCCATCATCGACAACACCGCGTTCAGCTGCTCTGGCGTGCTGGCGGTGGACAGCAGCTCGCGCGCGTGCTCTTTGTCCGACACCGTCGGCACGCCCGTGGGGCTGATCGCGCGCGCGTATGCATTCACCGACGTGTTCAGTGCAGTGCCGAGCGCAACGACGCGCGGATCACCGGTACCGGTCTGGGCCGCCTGCATCGCCCGGTTCACACCCGGAAACTCGGTGCGCGGCAGTGCAGCCGACGCTTCACGTACGAGCGGGAAAGTCTTCTGTGCTTCGGCAACAGCCATGCCGATGTTCGCGGCGCGCGTAGCGCCGGTCCGGGCGGCTGCTTTCTCGCCTTGGAATCCAGCGTTCGCGGCGGCAATGTCGGCACCGGTGCCGCCCGCTTCCCGCTCCTGTCGCATGACCTCGCGACGCAGCGCGATGATGTTCTTCGCGCCCTGCGCCCCGCGGCCGAGGTTCTGGTAGACCGACGTATCGCCGGCGCGCGCCTGCTCCGCCAGAAACTTCAGATCTTCCGGCGAGAACTTCGCATCGTCTCCCATTCCCATTGCGAGCGTTTGCCGACGAAGCGCAATGGATTCCGCGCGCAATGCATTCGACTCGGCGCGTGCCTGCCGACGGTCTTCTCGGTTCAGTGCGTTGTCCTCAGCTCTCTGGCGCAACGCGTCGTAGCGCTCCTGAAGCTGTGCAATCTGCAGCTCACGCGTGAACTGCTGCTGGATCTGAGCAGCTTGCGCCTTCGCCTGTGAGTCGAGGATCGGGGTGAGTTGCTGCAGGCCCATCATGAGGTCCGCACCGGAGAGGCCCTGATCCTTCAGCACCTTGATCGCGCTGTCGAGCGTAAGCGGACCGTTTGGTTGCTGAGGGGCAGCCGGTGCTGCAGGCGGCGCAGGAATTTGCATAGGCGCTGTTTGCGCCGGACTGCCGGCCGTCGGCATCGGCTGAAACGGTGGCAGAGGCGGTTTCCCGCGCGCCCCAGTACCTCCACTCATGCCCGGAGGCATTCCAGGCGGAAGCGGAGGCATCTGTCCGGGAGCACCGCCCAGCGACGACTGCGCAGGTACGGACGGCTGACCGGGATTCGGCGGTTGTGGCGGAGGAGGCATCTGCGGAGGCGGCATTTGCATGGGTTGCCCCTGCTGCCCAATCAACATCGGCAGCGCATTTCCGGCTGCTTCGAGCGCGGCTTGCTGGCGTTGTCGGTTCTGCTGCTCCGTCTGGAACTGTGCGAGCTGAAGCGCGCGCAATTGGCGCTGCGCGGCCTGCTGCTCTGCAGCCTGCTGATACTGGAGGAAATAGGGAAGCCCCGCGAGCCCGGCCATGTCTTACCCCATCGTGAAACCGTACGAATTGCCGCCGCCCGAGTAGTACGGGCTCGACGTGAACGCACCGCTGAAATCCCCACCACCGAACGAGCCTGTCGCACCGTTGAAGAAGTTGCCGAAGCCTCCGGAATTCTGGAACGCGTTGCCCAACCCCGAAATGCCTTGCGACACTAGACTGCCGAGAGCGCCCGCGCCCTGAGCCTGGCTCTGAAACGGCACCGATTGCGCGCCAGCACCGTAGTTCATGTACGGGATGATCTGCCCTTGGAGCGAGCTCGCCGACGACAGCGGACCTCTTTCCAGCTGCTGCGCGAAGGTATCGGCGAGCGTGCCAGGGAGAGCCGCGAGGCTGCCGGCCACCTGGTAGGGAATCTGCCCCGACTGCAACATGTACTGCGGAGCCATCGTCAGCGCGTTCGCGCCAGCCTGCCCGTAGCTACCGGCGGTATTCGCCGCGCCGGTATAGCCCTGCAGGCCCTGCAGCGCGCGCGACAGCTGGTTGTTTTGCCAGTCGATGTTGAAGTTCGACAGCGCCTGGTTTTGCACACCTGCCCCCGCAGCCGAGGAGCCAAGGCCGTACATCGAGTTCGTCGCGCCGGTCTGCTGTGTGAGCTGGTTGAGCGTGCGATCGTAGAGCGCGTTCTGCGGGTCGAGGCCCATGTTGTAGACCTGGCGCCCCGCGCCGAGTAGTTGCCTCTGCGTATCGAGGTCGAGATTGCCAAGCCCCGTCAGCGCGTTGCTGGCGTTAGCGTAGCCAGTGCCCGCGGCGTTCGCTGCATTCTGATAGCCCGTGCCATACAGGTTCGTACCGACGTTCAGACCTTGACTCAGCGCCTGCTGGTAGTACGGCATCATCCCAGCGATCTGCGACTGCACCGCCCCCTGCTGATCGAGAAGCTTCTGCCAATCTTGATCGGCCAGGCCAAGTCCGGTTGGCGTGTAGTACGAAGGGCCACCTCCGGATACGCTCGGCGAGGAGCCTCCCGAAACGAGGCCCCCTACAACGCTCCCGACAGCTCCAACAGCTGCTGCGAACGGCATATCTCACCCCTTCATCAAGACTTCTGGATCCGCCACGCTCTCGGCATGGATACAGAGCCACGTCAGATCCGACAGCGCGGTGATTCGATGCGCGCGCCCCGCCTTCACTTCCAACATGCACGGCCCATGGAGCACCTGCAGTTCACCATCGACGTCCAGCATCGCCGTGCCGTGAGCGAGATAGCTCAGGTGGTCGTAGTCGTGCACGTGCTTCTGCACTTCCTCACCAGCGCGCAGCGTCTGCTCGCGCGCGTACACGCCACCGGTCGTGAAGTGGTGCTTGATGGTCATTTCTCGCACCGAATCGACACGATCAGCGTGATCCGATCGTCGTCGCCGTCGTTGACCACCTCGTGCTCCTTCGTGTTGTCGAAGTACCAGACGTCGCCCGGCGCCATCACGACCACGTCGTTCTCGACGCGGTTCACGCACTTCGGGTTCGTCTGTAGCGGCACGTAGAGCTTCGTGTTGTAGTGCTTCACGTGCCAGCTGTCATCCGCGTGCGGCAGGATGCGTTTGCCTGCTGGCACCTTCGTGATGAGGACGCCGCCCAGGCGCGTGCCCTCGACCCGCGCCATCAGCCCGAACACAATCGGTCGTACCTGCGGCAGCGCGTACCACTCCGGGTAGAACACCGCGTCGTGCGCGTCGTTGAATCCGGTGTAGTCGCCGGCCGCCTTGTACGGCTTCTCATCGTTGTAACGCAGCCAGATATCCGATACGTCGGCATGCGGGCTGCCCTCGCGCGCCGTGCGGAACGTATGGCGATTCCACAGACCCGGCTGCCGCGCGATGGCGAGCAGCAAAGGAGCCGTGTCGATACCGGCAGCGATGCGGACGAGGTTGTTCATTTGCCTTTGACCTGTTGATAGACGTGCATGCCGCCCAGGCCGAGCATGCCGATCGTGATCGTCGCGAGCTGCGTCAGGTCCATTTCCGTCAGGACGATGTGATGACCGAACAGCGCGGAAATGTCGCTGATTGCCGGCCGCAACACGAAATTCCAGGCGTACCCACACACGCACACCCAGCCCATTCCGCCGCGCCAGTGCTGCAACGGGTCGGCGCTCTGTGCCTCGGCCTGGTTGATCTGCATCTGGCCGGTGATCTGCGCGAGTTCGCCCGTCTGCTGAAGCTGGAGCAGTTGGAGCTTTGCTGCGGCCGCCTGCGCCGGATCCGGCCAGACGCGGTCGATGATCTTCCCGACGACGTCGGAGACAGCGGAAATCGGATCGAGGACTCCCATCACGCGGCTCCCTTCAAGAGGTTGTTGGCGATGCGGTTCGCCCATCCGTGGCTGAACGCCGGCCAGTTATGCAGGTCGGCCAGATACTTCAACCGGTATGCGAGGAACCGCGCGACGATGCGAACAGGGTCCGCCGCATTGACCGCGGCGATCGTCACCGGTCCGATCCGACCGTCCACTTTCGTGTCGGCGGCCTGTTGCAGCCAGGTCACGGGCAGTCCGCCGTTGTATGCGGCGTCGAATACCTGGAACGCCACGCGCGGGTCGAACTGGTCGCAGTAGTACGGATCCCAGTAGACCCGCTTCGCAATCAGCCGAGCCGTCGCCTGCGGCATCGAGCGCATGTCGCCGCCATACCCGTTCGCGCGCGCGACGCGGGCTGTGACGCCCCACATCGTCTCGCCGCCCGGGTCGGCGGGGTTGTTCGAGTAGGCGCCCTCATTGCCCATCAGGGCTTCGAAGGCGTCGTCGAAGCTGCTCACAGCTTGCCCACCGCGCGCAGGATCTGCTCGACCTTCTGCTCGGCGGTGGCCTCGGCGTCGTTGACGATCGTGGTAACGCGCGATTCCAGGTCGCCGAGCTCCTTCGCTGCGTTGCCCAGGCCAACGATTTCCTCGACCTTGTCGACGAACGCGCGGCCGTCATTTGCGAGCGCCTGGAAACGGGCCTCGACGGCGGATTTGATCGATTCGAGCATGTCCATCTCCTAGAAGAACTTCTTCAGGCCGCCGCCAGCCCCATAGGCTGCAACGGCGACCAGGGCATACACGAAGACGCGCCACGCAAGCCCGAGGATTCCGCGGCCGACGTTGAGCTGAAACCGCTGCGTAATGCCGCTTTCGATCTGCGCGGCAATCGCTTTGACGTCGTCTTCGGTGAGTGTCCGGTTTCCCATGTTTTCCCCGATGGTTGGTGCAGATGGTAGTTTTGTTTCCCGTCTCGGCTAATTCGACGGGGTGATGGTGAAATTGTCGGTAACGCCAGGTCTCAAGATGTTTCCCGGGTTGCTGTTCACCTGCCAGGAAGTCGAGCTGAATTTAGGAAGCACGATCGAGCCGCCGGTCGTGTTGTTTTTCAAGAGGATATTTCCGCTCCAATTAGGCGCACTGCTGAAACTCACGGAGACCGTATTGCCCGGCAGGCCACCAGACGTGGCGCCGAGCTGCGCGATTTGCCCCCGGAACCACGGTGAGGAGAATGGTGCGGTAATACCCGTACCACCGCCGCCCGATGTCGAGGTCGCGTTTCCGGTCGCCGTGCCCGTCTGTCCGAGCAGGTTCGAGAAGCTGACGGGTGTTCCCGACTTCCCGGCGAGCGCGAGTACCCACGGATGTTCGAGGTGCAGCGGAAGCGACAGTGTCAGCTCGCTGGCGATCTGCGACATCGAGAGAGGAAACGAAGGGGGCAGCGTCATTTGACTGGCTCCAGCAGTGCGCGCAGGCGCATCACTTCCTTCGCCAACTCGACGCATGCGGCAAGTGCTGCCTGCCCGTACGCAACGGACAGCACCCCCTCCTCGTCGGTCCTGACCGCCTCCGGCAGGAAGGCCTGCAGCGATTGCGCACCGACGCCGACCTGACGCGTGTCCGTATCGGTGCGGGTATACGTCCCGCAACGCAGCGAGGCGAGTTGCTCGATAAAATTTCTGTCGAGCGGCGTCCAGTCCTTCTTGAGGCGCTCGTCAGACGTCGCGGTAATGTCTCCGCCGGCCGTCACGTTACCGGTGTCATCGACAGAAAATACCGACGCGGAGTACGCATTATTGACGACCTGGAACGTACCGTTCTGTGCGCGGATAGTCTTGTTCGGTGCGGTCGAACCGTTGCCTTCCAGAAGAATCCCGGCGCCGTTGCTATCGCCCGTGCCAACGAGCGTAAGGAGCTGATTGGGGTTGCCGACCGATGTGACCGTGACTGCGTTCACAGACAGCGTCTGCACATTGGCCGGCATCGCGTTCGCGTTGACCTGGTTCACGATGAAGCTCAGGTCCGACATGACCTGTGATGCGTCGGCGGTCGTGCCGTTCTGCAGCGTGACCGGCAAGTTGCCGATGATGTTGGCCATGGTTCACCCCTGGTTGGTGTAGCCGGCGTCCTGATACCGGGCGAAAAAAGTGCCGATCTTGACGGCGTTCACGGGCGTCACCTGGACGTCGATTGACATCTTCTGGAACACGAGGGCCCTCGGCCAGGGAACGGTATAGACGTGCGGGAAGCTGGCGTTCGACGACCAGTTGCCGGCGCCCCAGTTGAATCCGCCCCACTGATTGCCGGACGAAGGGGTCGTCACGAACGTGGTGCCGAGCGTCGTCAACTGGTCGTTCAGCGCGGTCAGATTGAACAGCCCCTGCGAGCCGGTCGATGACAGCTCAATCGTCGACTCGACGACCTGCACCTGCTGCATGTGCCCGGTCTTCGGAAAGTTGGACGACTGCAGGTGGCAGACGATCGACGTGCCGGCGTCCTGGTACGACGAGTTAGATGTGGGGATCGTCGTGCTCACGAAGAGCGCCGCGCCCTGCGCCGCGCTGGAAAGAACAAACGACTCGCCAAACTGCGATGCACAGTCGTAGGTGAACGTGTGAGGTCCGTTCCAGCGCTTGCGCCGGATGTCATACCAGTAGTCGTTGGTCTGCTGCTGCCCCTGGATCAGGGTCGGCACGCAGGTCCGATATGTGTTGCCGGCAAACGCCGCAGCGATACGCGACGGTTGCGTGGTGTTCTGAAATGGCACCTGCAGGTCCGCCGGGAAATCCGTGCCAGGCCGACTCGACAGCGGCACCAGCGTGCCGAGGAAGTTCAGGATGTAAGGCGCATCGATGCCGGCAAAGAAGATGCCGAACGGGCCCTGCACGACACTGCGCGGCGAGACGCAGCCCGTCGTCAGCGAAATGTAGTTCAGCGCGAGGTTGTTCGTTGCCGGGTCGCCGGTGACCTGCCAGACCTGCCCTGCCTTGAACACCACCAGCGCGCCAATCACGCCGGCTGACGTCGTCTGAATCGGCAGGCCGGACTGCGCGGTGATCGGAGTCGTGTCGCCGATCGTCACCGCCTGCGATGCGTTCGTGCGCGTGAGCGGCACGAGCGGGTCGCTGAAGTTCAGCACGTTGCCGACGGAGAAGTAGGCACGGTTGTTGAAGTTCGCGACCGACGTCGGCACGGCGGTGAGCGGATTCGTCGCGAGATTCGACGACGACCACGCCGGCGCGGAAGGGTTCGAGATGTCGATCACGCCGAAGAAGTTCGTGCTTAGCCCGCTGAAGCCCGGGTGCGTGATCAAGATCTTCGTGCCCACGACCGCCATCGTTGGGGGCGTCCATGCCCCGGTCGTGGCCGGCGACGCCGGTACGTTCCCCGCCGTCACCCCGCTGATCGTGATGAACGAGCTGGTCAGCAGGTTGAACGCGAACGGTTCATCAAAGCCGGGATTTCGCGCCGTCGACACCATCCCGTATGCGACAGTGCCGATCACCGTGTGCACTGAGACGTACGTCGGCGAGTTGAAGCCGCTGAACGTTGTAGCCGCGGCGCCGACGCCGGGGCGCGCGACGATGAGTTCCGGATTGCCCTGGTCGAATACCAGGTTGGTCAGGAGTTGGCATGCGCCGGCGAAGGCGTCCGTGGCGTCAAACGCATCGCAGAGGCCCTTCGGAGTGAAGCGGACCGGCTTCGCGTTGCGGATAGCCATGGTCCTAGTCCGTGATCTTCGTCGGCTTCAGCGTGCGATTCGTATGGAAGCGCCGCGGGTCGAGCCGCACCGACTTGACGACCTGCTGCTCGTCGCCCTCCATGATGAGGTGCGTGCGCAGCATCGCCTCGCACTGCGCACGAAACGAGTCCTGACGAACGTCGTCCGTCTCGCTCATCAGCTCCGCGGCCGTGGCCTTGATCAGATAATTCTGGTCCGGAAACCACGGGATAACCGCCGACGACTCCGGCGTTGTGATGTCCGGCTGCTTCACCATATACCGGTGCGTCAGAACGATCTGCCCGGACGATTGCGGATAGATGAAGAGTTGTCCCGCCGATTGGTTCGCCTGCGCCGTCGTCTCATCGTACAGCAGGGTCATGTACTCGTACGGGTAGTTCGCGATCGAGGGGTCCTTGAACTCCTGGTCCCACTCTTCCGGCGAAATCGGATGCAGGAAATACGGAAGGTTGTTCTGCTGAAAGAACAGATCGTATGGCCGCAGGTAGTTCAGCGGCAACGTGAAAGGGCCGTAGTTGTTCGCCTGCACGGTGATGAATTCGGTGACCCGGTTGATCTTCAGGTCGCGATGCAGCCAGAGGTCCTCCAGGACCATGTTCAGATAGACGCCGCCCTGCGACAGCCAGCCCGGCGCCTTTGCGATCGCGCATGCACGCGCGACGATCTGTTGGGCCTGGAGGTAGGCCATTTCAT